TTATGCGTAGATGTCTAAAAAGTTTTTAAAGATTTGATGGCCATGTTGGCTCAAAATGGATTCAGGATGGAACTGCACGCCTTCAACAGGAAGTGTCTTATGTTTAACGCCCATAATTTCTTCCATTGAGCCATCTGCTTCATTGGTCCAGCATGTTACTTCAAGGCAGTCAGGTAGTGTTTCTTGATCAATGACTAATGAATGATAACGAGTTGCCGAGAATGGGCTAGGAAGATTACTGAAAATACCTTTATTGCTATGGTACATATCAGATAAACGTCCATGCATCACCGTTTTGGCTCTTACAATTTTCCCGCCAAAAGCTTGCCCAATACTTTGATGGCCTAAACACACCCCAAGCAAAGGAATTTTTCCGGCAAAATGATTAATTGCAGGAATTGAAATACCTGCCTCGCTTGGAGAGCAAGGGCCAGGACCAATCACAAGATATTTTGGTTGCCATCGTTCAATATCCTCTAATGTGACTTGATCATTGCGAACTACTTTTACTTCCTGATTCAACTCGCCAAAGTATTGAACGATGTTGTAGGTAAAAGAGTCGTAATTGTCGATCATTAGAAGCATTTTAGATTCAACTCACTAATATATAAAAGGATTTTATTTTGGGGTGATTTTGATACTCAATTTGGTACTCAATATTGAAAAAGTACCTATCTCATTGTATAAAATAAAGCCACCTCAATAGGTGGCTACTTTACCAGATTCTTTTGTGTCTGTAACGACAGATTGCACGTAGGACAATAACCAAAAACTTTTTCGCCCATCCTTGTATGGCCTTTGGTATCTGCCCTCACGTATCCGGGCATCTAGAGTTTCAGGTTCAATATTGAGCATGTGTGCAAATTCTTCACGACCAACTCGACGTTCTTCTTTTGACTGAGCAATACGTTCGGCTACCGCAACAATCTTTTCTAGAATACTGGCCTCTATTTTAACTACTTGTCCCATTCACACCTCCGCACCATTGAACTTCTTAACGATTGCCTCTTTAGCTTTCAATAAGAAGTGCTCACGTTCACTATCTTCAAACTTCTCATCACCAAGCATTTCTTGTGAATAGTAAATTGTCTCATCACCACAATCAGGATAATCAACTCTAAATTCACCATGTCTTAAGCGGAGATATCCAATCTGTTGACCTTGAAAAACTGCAATATATTGTTCAGGGCTTTCATCACATGTTTTGATTAGTTCAACTTCATCAGTAGTCAATAACATTTCACCCCTCCTTACTTTCCGCTTTAACTTCTTTTGCAAACAAAGCTTCTGCACCATCTTCCGTAAACCCAATATCTATTAAGAAAAAACCGTGTGGTGCAATAGGGTCCCACTTCGACAAATCCGAAGAATCCATAATCTCTTCAAATAGATCTTCGGAAACACTTCCTTCCAAATAAAGTCTAGTGGTGACAATATTGAAGTGCTTTTTCAGTTGATCCCAATCTTCTTGACTAAACCATTCTTGGTCAGCATGATTGTCATCCAAATATTTCAGATATTCAGGATGCACCCAACAACCCATTTCATCCCGGATGATCTCAGTTGGTTTTAATTGATTAATCATCCCTCAGCTCCCGATTCGCTTGCTTCTAAAAACTTCAAGTTCTCTGCAACTGCATTTTCAGCTTCGACTTTTGAAGCGAATTGAAGAATGTCAAAGTTATCTTCATCTTTATAGATGTTCGCAAAATATACTTTTGTTGACTCTGTGCGCTGCCATTTTTGCAACTCAAGCACTTCACCCTTATCTAGTTCAATGTCGTACTCGAAAGGGCAATCAACTACATAATCCGAGCCTTCCCAATAATATGTATTTGTAAGCTTTTGTTGAGTCTCTGGCACCGCCTGATCATTATTAATCTGTGCATATAAATCTTGCCTTTCATCAAGCAATTCAGTGATTCGATCTTGAAGACGACCAATCTCAAAAGATTGTTGCACCGCCTGAGCTTTGGCTTTTTCTTGCCATGCAGCATCCCAAATCAACCAAGCTTCATGACGAGGACTAGTCGGTAAATACCTATGTCCTGTTAGCGCCTCTTGACGATCAAGTTGGCGCTTTAAATCTTCATAACTGCAATTGCATTCTTTGGCATGGAATCTTTCAAAAGCCTCTCTTTCCTTATTCAAATCAAGCATCATTAGGCCCTCAAATATTCTTCTTTAGTCCACTCAACAAATTCTTTATAAAGTTGTTGTGCTGGTTTATTTAACCGGTTGTGATAGTCGATCGTTATGCGGCGCCAAGCGACTGGTACCGCATAATGCTTGGTTAGAAACATCGCTTGATCCATGCCTTGCCGGACTATTACGTAGCCCAGCAATTGCAAGTAGTACATAAAACCAAGCATGTGTTTTTGGCTCACTTTCTTGTACTGATCTTTCATATTAGAAGCCATCCACTAATAGATAATCAGGCTCTGCTTCTGGTTGAGAAACTGCTGGATTTTCTAATTCAAAGCGGCGTTTTCTTATATATCCCATGTACTTTGGTTGAATTAGCGGATCACGTGCAGCTACGTCTATTTCCAAAGCATCCAATGTAGTGAGGTCGGGCGCGTTTTGGATCTGGACCATTAGTGAAGGTGATTCAGTTGCTTGCGCCTTAGATTTTTCTAGCTCTTCAAGACGTTTGTGAGTTGCAAGTAGCAAAGGCTCCATTTGTTTATCAGACCAAGTGCGTGTATATCGATAAACTGCATTTACTTCGTCTGGTGTTTTTGAGTCCTTAACTCGTTGCAGCAGGGTATCAAGTTTCTTCTGATATTCTGAATCAGCGGTTTCTGATTCAATAGCCGGCTCAGCTGTTTGTGCTTTTTCTACAACCTCTGGTTTTGAATTTTTAACTTTTAGAGATTCCGCATGACTTTCTGAAGGCTTTTCTTCTTCGACTTCTTCAGTAGGCTTATTTAGAAGTTTTAGAATGTCTTCCGCAAACTCACCACCGCTGATTTTAATAATCGCGCAGCAATGAGCAAATGCATTATCAAAACTTGAGTGAACTTGGCCATGCTGGAGCATGCGCAATTGTCCTTTAGATCCATTCCACTTAAACTGCTGCACACCTAATTCAACAGTTGGGCTAGGGTAAGAGCAAGTAGAACCTTTTTCTGGCGCAACTCTTAATGGTTCTGGTACCTCAAATTCACCAATAAAAATAGTTCTAGGCTTTAATTGAAATTCGAATTTATCAAAAACATCAAAGCCAAAGTCATAAGGGTTAAATGGTTCCCAGCCATTACGCTCAGTATTATTTACTAAAAGTAATTCACCGTTGGCCCAAGCAAGTTTGGCTTCAACTTTATTTAGAATTTTCATGCTGTCATCCCCGTTTTCGCTAAGGTTTCAATTTCTTGTTTAACTGCAGTTAGTTTTGCCGCTTCAATTTGGATCAGGGCATCTATGCCGAAGTGCTCACAAACTGTTTTTACATCGAGGCCACGTTCAGCAATAAAGTTTTGAAGTTCATCTCTTTGTTGATCTGAGATACCGTTAAATTCTGGTGGACTAATCCAAGTGCCACGTTGTTTATCAAACGTGCAATTCAATGCTTTAGCTCTCATTAACATTGCTTGGCGCATGTTCTGGTAATACATGTGTTCTTTATCAAGCGACTCAGTTAATTGATTAAGGTCACCTGCATGCTCAGCTTCTTCACAGCTTTGTTTCCAGTTTTCTAGCTCTTCTTGGGCTTTAGCTGCTGCAAGTTGTGCAGGCGTTAAGGTGTTAATGTGATCTTTAGCTTGAGTAATCAGGTCAGCCAAGAAAGTAGGATGTGCTTTAAGATCTGGTACCCATACTTCACCAGTTTCACCACCTAAAGCACCTGAGTTTTTCGCATGATGTGTAGGCGAGGGTTTAAAATTAATAACGCGGGCATTTTTACCTTCACCTGTAGTAACAGTTGTTAGATAACCCATCACATCTGCGATACGGTAAAGCTCGTTACGGTTTTTACCACCTAGATCTGGTCGGTAAATAATTTGATCACCGTTTTGATCTTCTGAAGCGTGTGCAATGAAAACAACGTCTTTACCTAAACTGATCAAAGTATTGATGTATTGCTTGAACGTTTGGTTCGCTAATCCTTGAGCCTTTAACTTTAAAGAACCATCTTTTTGACGGTTATTTGCCGTAAGTAACAGGTGGGTTTTAATGCATTCAAGCATTGCACCCACGGTATCAATGACTACGGTTTTATAGGGTGCTAAGTCCTGCGGCGTAAGGTTTGCAACATCACTCCATTGTTGAACCTGTACAACCGCACCTCGACGTAATTCACCAGTACGGTGAGCACCACGGTCAAAGTCAAAAGAAATTGCTTTTTCCGCAGTAAAGCCCATCGATGATTTACCTAAACCCGGATCAGCGTATAGGTACACAATAATTGCTTGAACTAATAAAGTTTGGTCAGCAGTAATAATCGGTAGAGCCATTTTTATTATCCTTATCTTGAGCCAGTGAAGCCGCGCTTAGTTTTATAAGCTTTGCGGTCATAGGTAGGGATATTTGTTTCACGCAGTTTTATAGCGAGCTGCTTTCTGCGCTGAAAATCAATTTCTTGTGTGAGTTCATTCCAAACTTTTGGATAGTCAGTTTGGAACCTGAACACATTTAAAGGCGTCTTAAATCCGTCTTTAACTTTGTAAAGAACTGAGCCATTAGCATTAGATGCGTACACTTGCCAGCCGATGCGAACTGAATACAGCCCTTTATCATCACGACCTAAAAAAGACTTATAGCCGTCAGGGTGCTTTTTGAAATTAGACATGTTCAGCCTCCTTACATTCGCATGCACCAACAAAGGCATACGTAAGCGGGCTAGGAGCATCTACAGGTGAGACGTCCTTAATATTTAAAGGAATAATTTCTTTGCGATATTTAACTAAAACCACATCACCTTCACGGCAATCGACAATTCCTTCTTTTGAAGAAAAACGAGCAGATTTAGAAGATTGGGTTACTCTGCAAAATGAAACCTCATCACCAGCTTTGATTTTTGAACGGTCAACAGGAATCATCTTCTTGCAAGTAGGGCAGTTGTAATCTTTCATTAGGCTGCCTCCACCAACTTGTTACGTTCGATGAAGCCTTTTAGAAGGCTATTGATGTTGCGGATGTCTTCAAATTCGGTGAAATCGTTATATGACTTACCATTAATGTCAGTGATTTCATTTACTGTGAGTTGGGTAATATCAACAGTGGTGAATTCAGAACCCGGAACGCCGTAGCTGTCTGGATGAGCTTCAAAATCAAAGCTAACGTTTAAACGGAAGCTATCTAATTTAATTACAGCAACTCCAGAATGCTTACCTGTGATTTTTGCGGTTAACACGCTGTAAGTACTTGGTTGAGTTTTAGGTGTAAAAAGAGTAGGTGCGTCTTTTGTTTGGAAAGCTGGTTGCAATTGGCAAGCAACTAAAGAACCACCAGAGATTGCAAGAGCAGCCATGCTGACAAATGCAAATGAGTTGAAAGGGGTAGCTTTTACGTTCATAATTGATCTCGCAGTTTGCAAAAGCACATCGGACCTGGGGAGGGGCGGTGTGCTTTTTTGTTGTCTGTGAGATAAATATAAGAAAACTTATTTTTATTGTCAATAAGAAATCTTATTTAAATTTAAGAAATCTTATTTTTATGTTTTAATAGACAAAAGAAAACCCAACTATCAAAGGTGATAGAAATGAGTCTAGGCGAAGAAATGTTTGAATGGCGCAAGCAGATGGTTGAGAAACTACTGCTTCAGGAAAGTAATATTGATCAACTAGAAGAAAAAGTTGATCGTGCTGAAAAGATTCTTTTTGGTGATTGCACAGCCGCTTTCAAAATAGAGTGCACGCTTCGGAACGCGTATGCGCTGAAAGCTATTCTTGATGACTTTGCCACCAAGAATAACTGCAAGGTAAGTATAGTAGAGTGTGAGTAATCAGGGTTAGCTCATTCCTGAAATGGGTTTTGATGTGGCTTTAGGCTTTGGCTTAAGTTCTTTTAAAGCTTCTTCTACCGCTTTCAGTGATTCCTGGTAGGTTTTAACCCAAAGATCAGCACTTTTTATATTGATGGTTGAAGGATCAGTATCAGCAATGGTTGCCTTAGTAAGCTCTAACGCTAGAGCTTCTATGATTTCAGTTTTCATATTTTCTCCGATATTAATGGTTATTTAAGATCAATGTTGGCACAAAGTCTTAATCCCATAATATCAGGGAAAATTTGAATATATTAAAAAAGAAAACCCACCGTGGTGGTGGGTAGATTAGATGAATTGGATCGCTTTTTACTTATTGCTCAATACTTTTGCTTTTGCCTCTCTTGATTCTTTGCGAGCTTTTAATGTTTTTTCAAGCAAAGAGATTTCTCTTAAGTCAGACCAAGCTAAGAAGAAGCTAAAAATTGAGGTGAGTCCAACAGAAAGTATTAGAGCTAAAAGATGCTTAGCTGAAAGTAAGCCTAATAAATTAAGTATATACATACTAAAAACAAGAATAATAAAAAGCATAGCCACATATAAAGATGACTTACTTCTTATGTCCACAGTTGAAGTCAACCTATCTCGTTCTGACTGATTTAAACCATCAAGCTTTAATGCATCGAGCATACCTTTATAAGCCAAATAAATTTGACTTAAAGGGAGAAGTAGTACAAATGAAAATTGAACCAGATTTATTGTAATATTTAACTCTAAATATTTAAAAATTATTGAAAATATAGCAAACAGACCGACTAACACTAGTGCGATAAATCTAGCATTATTGTAGAAGGGTAAGTAGCGTTTAGCCATATTAGTCACCAAAATTTATATTGGTAGTCATCCAATTATACAATTGAACTTTTAGGCCGTCGTTATAAACTTTATTATTGATTGTTTCAACTGAAATCTTGCCGCTCATTTTTAGATTATCAGCCGTAACCTTGGTCCCATCCTCAAGAGTAATAACATAATCATCATTATGGCGCATGGATGAAGCTACAGTATCAATAACTTTTTGCCCACTTTTTGAGGTTTTGCGGTTGTATGTAAGTGTTAATTTTAACTTTAGGTTTGCGTCATCAAGCCCATCCTCTAGTTTTAAATTTTCTAAATCAACTCCAAAAGCTGACTTAAGCACATCAACCACATTATCTTCAATTTTATAGTCAATTTTCGCAGGTATGCTTGATTCGACAGTATGAACAGGTTGAAGTTCTGTTGACCCAATGCCAGATGAGATTGAAATAGTTTTAGCTGGAGTTGATTCAAGCTTTTGCTTAACAGTGGGATTTGGAGCATCTTTTAATATTAATGCACTATTCTCTGGCAAGGCTTTGGCTGCTTCACCCAAAAGCCAGCCCAAATATGACTCCAAGGTTCTAGCAGTAAGTGATCTTGATTGAATGATTGCGACATGGTTATCAATAACACCAAAGTAAAGAACACTATCAATAAACTCTTTTCTTACAACCTCTGTAGCGTCAACGCCATCTTCATCATCTGGCAGATCATCTGTTAAATAGGTTTTAATGGGAAATTCAGTAGCATCATCGCTGTCTATCTTTAATACAGCCTGAGCTTTGCCTGACTCAACAATAATCAACTCGCCAAAGAACATGCTTTGGTGTGAACTAGCATGATTAATTAGAATAAAATCATCTTTTGTTGCGGAGACAAATTGTTGACGATTTATGGCTTTATAGTAAAAAGAATCCTTATCCAGCAATTGTGCTTTTAGTAATTGACCTAGATTGGCGCCTTTTAGAAAATCTACTTTTTTGTAGTGTACTGTTTTGTCTTTTACTACTGTTTTACTCATTATTTCCTCCTCCCGAATCGCTCTAAAGTACTGTGTCGGGTTCACAACTTATTAATCTTTGGTGTTGTTAATTTTCTGCCCAAGCTTTCCTTCTTTCACCAACTGCACGACCTGCTCATTAGTAAGCACAGGAATAAAGACCTTATCGCCAATGTCCTTTGAGAGGATCTTCACTTCTTCGGCTGTTAGCACCAAAGCTTCACCATGTTTCGCAGCATCATTAATACGGGAAATAATCTGGTTGATTGGTAGTTTTGAATTGTCCATAAGTCTTCCTGTGATTAATGCGAATAAGGATGTTCTTGTCTGTGCTGACTTGGCGGCACGATATCTGTAATAGCGGTAATACTTTCAACTTCGTCCATTTCAAAGAAAAATCGCTCACCACCATTCACAGAAAGCAAACTTAAAACCCCACCATTGATGCCGACAAATTCTTTAATTGTGCATCTTCCATCCTTCAAGCACACCTGAACAAACTCATTCGGCACAAGATCTGCATCAGGGTCGCATACAACATACCAGCCATTACGAATTGCTGGAAACATTGAGTCGCCAGTGCCTTTAATGCCATAGGCTCTTGGTCCTGCTGAGTGAGTTGGAACATACCCATCTCCAGCATTGCCTTCATAACCCATATCTGTGAAATAGCCATCCATGCCCATCTTGGAGTAAGCTTTTACAGGAACATATCTTTTTTGGGTGGGGAATGGTTTAACAGGTGTTTCAATAAATTTAACAGCATCTTCGCTATCGGGAATATTGTATTTTTTCTTAAAAGCTTCGATATCCAGAACTTTCAATTGTGCAACAGTGCTATCCAACTTAGGACCGCTTTCATCTCCATTAGTTATATACGAAGTCGACACTCCGAAATAAGCGGCCATTTTGCTTAATGGGTCTGCTTTAGGAGCATAAGCATCTTTCTCCCAACCAGTAACATTAGGCGCACTAACCCCGACGATTTTTGCCAACTCGCCTTGGGTTAATTTCTTTTCTCTTCGTAAGGCGCGAATACGCTGACCCATAGTTTCTAGATTCTTCATATAAGTTATCTTACATCTTGCAAAAATAAGTTATCTTTGTTTTAATACTAAGAAATCTTATTTTTTGAGGTTGCACAAATGACCAAACAGGAAGCTTATGAGTTGCTTGGTGTCAATGGTGTTGGCTTGGCAAAGTTATTAGGAATTGAACCACCTGCTGTTTACCAGTGGTCAAATGAAAAAATCCCTTTAGCTCGCGAATACCAAATCAGAGACTTGGCAAATGGCAAAGAGCCAATCAAACGAACTACTTCAAATGCTTAGGACCTAACCATGAGCAAATTATCAGTTGATATATCTGCAAGCGCCAGAAATGGCGTATCCCGAATATTGCATGGTCTTGATATAAGCAACCAAAAAGAGATTGCTGAACAATTAAAAGTTGATCCAAGCACTATTACTCGGCTTAAAACAGATAAGAAAAACAATGGCTTGAATGAAATTGAAATGTTTTGCGAGCTATTGAGCTTGCTTGGTTTAAAAGTCGTTCCTAAAGATTATCAGAGCATTGATAAAGAACGGGTTGCTGCACTTTTAGTCATGTCTAAAAGCTGGATGAACCGTATTGAAACAGTGGATGACTTATTTCACGACGAAATCAGCGTTAAGAAAGAAAAGCTTGGATATTAAAAAACCACTACCTGCGCGAACAGGAGTGGTTTCGCATTCACAAATTTAGGAACCCATGAATATGCAAAACAATTTAGCAAATCAATCGGCTAATTACAACACACCAGAATTTATACCTGGTGATGTTGTAGTGCTTACTAAAGAGTGCCGTACTTTCAAATCAAATGATTTGTTTGAAGTTAAAAACAAAACTTTGACTAGTTTATGGACCATCAAATCAGAGAATCATTTGATTCTGGTTTCTTCAAAAGAAATCCGCACAGCAACAGTTGCAGAACTTAATGCCAAACGCCGACTAACAAGCGCTGAGCAAGCATTAGCGGAGGTGTCATGAATAGTCAATTTAAGTATAAACCTGAGTACAAACAGACTCAGGAAATTCAGTCCTTCTTTGATCCAGCGTTAGTGATTCTCAATGAGCTACATGATCGTAACCGTAAAAATCTAAGAGCCAAAGGTTATGACGAAAATAATGCTGCAATAACGCGTGAAGAATTTTCACAAACTATGGCACAGCGTTTTCGCACTAATCAGTGGTTAGCAGGGCAGATCGTTAATAGTTTGGCTAATGCTGACTTGGTTCAAAAATTTGGTGGGTATGTAAAGCCTAAGGTCGGTGTACATGAGTAATTTTGTGCCTAATTCCTTTCAAGTGCCTAATGCATTTGTTGACGAGGTTTTAAATAAAATCTCTGATGCTGCATGCAAAATTTATTTAGTTATTTGCCGTAAAACTCGTGGCTGGAATAAGGAGATGGATTCCATCTCTTTAACTCAATTTGAAGAGATTACAGGGAAGAGTAGACCGACAGTTGTTAAATGCCTTAATGAATTAATTAAAGTTGGTTTAGTCGTGGAACAACCAAGCACAATTCATGGAAATACATTCAAATTAGGTAACGATACTAGCGTTGGTTTAGTGCTTAAATTCCCTAGTAAAAATTTTTTACTACCTGAAATTTATGGCCAAACTAGTAAAAATTCTTTACCACTTCTAGTTAAAAATTTTAACTACACTAGTAAAAATTTTTTACCGCTACTAGTAAAAATTTTTAACACACAAAGTATCACTATCAAAAACAACTCTCAAAGTAATAAAAAAATAAATAAAAAAAGAGAGTCTGTTTCTGAAAAACCTAAATTAGTAAAAACATCTGAATTTAATCCGCGTTCAGTTGAACTACCAGCATGTGTAGATCCAGAGCTGTGGAACAATTTTGTTGATATGCGTATCAGCATCAAAAAACCACTTTCTGAAAATGCAGTAATGCTAATCCTTAAAAAACTTATCTCGTTTGGCCCTTTGGCTAACCAATCACTGGAAAACTCAATTATCGGAAATTATCAGGGTGTATTTGAACCTCGCCAAAATCAAGTTCAGGAAAACCCACAATCACATAACGTTCCTGAAGAACCGGGTTATTTCACTCAAATGTACGCTGAAAGCAACCGTTCAAACGTGATTGACGTTACACCAGTGTCACAAGATTTTGGAGGCTATTAATCATGAATGAATTAGCACCATTTGAAAGTTTTTTAAAAGAACTAATTGCGGCTTACAGAACTAAATACGCTGTTCAGTTCAATAAGAATTTTCCAGTAGAGGGGAAAAATGCCGTTCCAATGCAAATCGTTGAACAACATCTTGCCAAGGCATTGGTTGGGGTAACTCCTAATCAACTTCAAAGAGGCTTAGCACTATTTTACGCAAGTACAAATACCTACATGCCTAACTTCGCTGAATTCCGTGCTATGTGCATGGGTGACGATTGGTGGAGCGCCGAGAAGGCTTGGGTTAAGGCTTGTGAATACACTCAGATCTCTCAACACAAAAAAGTGAAATTGCCAGACGGAAGAGAGCAGAACCAAGAAATTACAACCTTGACCAAATTTGTTTTAGACCAAGTTTATTCACTAATCCAAGACGGTGAAATGTACAAAGCCAAAATGGAATTTATCAAGGTATATGACGAGTACAAAGCGGAAGCTCAGTTAAAAGGAAAAGTTCAAGCTTGGTACCAAGAACCAATTTTATTAGCTCAGAAAAATGAGCAAAAAGTGCATATACCAGTTTCGAATGACGAAGCGCAAAAGCATCTCAAATCTTTAATGGAGCGGTTAAAGATTAATGGCCGTAAACCAGCGCCAGTTCAAAAACTTAAAGCTAAGGAAAAAGAGCCTGAGCTTACAAAAGAATTGGGACCAGATCCTTTTGACAATCCACGCGAATACGCAGAGATGTGCCGCCGTGAAGGTATGCCAATCCCTAGAAATATTCAGCAGTTAATTGATGGAGCGAATGTATGAATAAATTCGAGATTTTAGCGTGGGGTTTACTCATTTCATTTTTTACAGCAGCTATTAGCGGTGCGGTGGTTTGGTGGTGGTTGGCGCGTAAAGAGCTTGATGAGAAAGGAGCCAGCCATGAAAGCAACTAAATTGATTAGAGATAAAGGACTGCAATACGCGAAGGAAATCGTAGATTCAGCACCCGATAACGCAACTGAATGGAACGAGGGTTATGAGTTCCAATGTGGTCAAAGTGTAGAAATCAGCCCAGCAGATCGTGAGAAGTATTTTGTAGATTTGGTTGAGCTTAAACGTCTGGTGGAGTCTTTGAAAATCATCAACGATTTAGGTGGAGTTGAGAAGCTAACGCCTGCATTCATTACGACAGATAAGCATGTTGGTTACACGCATGTTCGCATGGTGGGAAATGGGAGATTGAGCTTTCTTGATGATTTTTGCGACTTCATTCCAGATGGTTCCATTTCAATTAAGCGTGTGATGACTGCTATCCGCGACCACGAATCAATATACGGAGGCGGTGAATCTCATGCCAACTAGATATAACACAGGCGAGTATAGCTACGATCTTGAATATCACTATGGAGATATGTCAGCAAGCATGGAGATGCTTAGAGCACGTTTAATTGAATTGTTGACTCCTCATCTGTCTGGCCGTTATGTGAAATGGAGAGAAGCATATTTCACATGGTTTACAAAGTGCGGCGGGGATTCGGGGTGGATGTTTTGTGTAGGTCCACACGAATTTCATATTGATGGGGCGTTAAGGCGCTATTACTCAGGTTCTATTGATATTACCTACAACCAGAAAGATCGATATTTCTTGGTGGGTGAGAAAAAGAAAGTCAAATGTAAGGCTTGTAAGGGGTTTGGCTTCATTCGAGATGATGGGTGGGGGCATATAGATAAATGTGAAATGTGTGATGCAGAAAAAGGAGCCAGCCATGAGTGAGTTTGAGGGTAAATCTGGAAAGTGGGCTTGGGAGATTCAAAAAGAACAACAAGCGAATTTAGTTGAGCTAAGAAGTTCAATTGAAAACCTAGTTCAAAAGTATAAACACGATGCTCATGCTTCAAGCCTTTTTGGCGATCAAGATAAAGCACGAGTTTATAACTGCTTTGCTAATCAGTTGAAAAATTTGCTGAAAGGTGGTGCTTGATGTCATCAGTCAGCATTGCTGAATACCGCAAGTTATTTCCGATAAAGAAAAATAAAAAGCGGCGTTCAGCAAAGCAAGTTGCCAGACAACCAAGTGTGGGTGAAATGGTTCTGGCAACGCATTTAAGAGCATGCAAGATCGGTTTTGAACAGGAATATAAGTTCCATCCAAAACGCAAATGGAGAGCTGATTTTCTGATTATTGGTACAAAAATTTTGATTGAGGTTGAAGGCGGGATCTGGAGTGGAGGCCGTCATACAAGGGGCAAAGGCTATATAGGGGATATGGAGAAATACAACTCCGCAGCAATGATGGGTTTTACAGTTTTACGGTTCAGCACAGAGCAAGTGAAAGCAGGCGTGGCGATTAAACAAATTGAGCAATTGGTAGGTGAAAAATGAGTGCAGTTTTAAAAACACAACAAATGGATTGGTCTAAATATACTATTGACGGTTGGTTAGAGCAGTTTGGCGCATGGTGTGAAACAGTTAGAATGAAAGGGGGTGATTTGCCAGATGGGCTTCATATCAATCAAATTTACTGGTTGATGCGTGAAGCTGGCAAAGAAGTACAAAAAAGTAAATCTTATATTCGATGTGAGATCAGTGATTATGAGGCGGATCAAATTCAAGCACTTTTACGAAGTCTATTAAATTCTGATAAAACAGATTTTACAACTAAGTTTGCATTAATTTGTTTAATTAAAAATAAGGTTGAAAATAAAGGATTGTTGAAGGTTGCTCAAGAAACAAACCAATCTAAAGCTCAGGTCGCAATTATGGTGAGTTGCGCTAGATTTTATTTATTAGGTCATGATAAAAGATTAAGACAAAATGGAGGTTCAAATGAAAACATACACTGTAAAACTATATGAAGGCGTTAGTCGGGAGAAAGTTAATGAAACTTTGAAATACTACCCTGATTATTTTGGTAAAATATCAATAATTACAAATGTAATTAATAATAAATTGCAATTAACACTAAAAGCATTTGAAGGAATCGACGTTATAACTGCCAATGATCTAATGATTAAAATCGTTGAACGTTTAAAAGCTTCTCAATTAGTAGAAAAGCATAATTTAGACTTGTTGACTGTCTAGACGCTTTATGGCATATTTTTGATATAGTGGACAAAGTTATAAGCGTTGCACCAATTTGTTTTAAAAGCTCACTTAATCGTGGGCTTTTAATTAGGATTTGAAAAAACATGAAATTTATCGTATATTAAACTTACTATATGATGTCTATTTCCATTATAGTGTTTTTCAGTTGAAAAGCTTAGTCCGTACTTTCCCCAAGGTACGGATTTTTTTTATTTTTTGCTATATAGTCCAGGCTGGTAAAAATGAATATCTGTGTTGGTGGTGAATTAGATGGGCAAGTGATCGAAAAAGAAGGCAGATTACTTAAGGCTTCTGACATTGATCCATCATTCAAAACTGAGTACTACAAGCAAGTTTTTAACCGTGACAACATTAATTATCATTTTTGGCTACCAATAGGGTCCAACTTGCATGAAATGTCAAAGCGAGTTTTGGATATTTTGAGAGCATCAAAAAATTAAGCTTAAAGTATATTGTAAATACATCTTCTAACTTGTATGATATGTCACAAATACTGCGCTGAAAGTTTTTTGTTTTTTGACCCGTTTCTTTTTAGAAGCGGGTTTTTTAATTTTTCTTTATGTATTTAAATTAGATGAAAGTATATGTTGCTTTTATTAGGTAGCTTATTGTTTACTTCGCATTAAAATTATTCTTTCTAAGAAGTTAATAAAATGAAAAATTATTTAATAGGGTTAGTTATTACTTTGGGTATTAGTGGATGTGTATCTATACCGTCCATAGACTTTTCGCAGCAAAAAGTTGAAAGGTTTAATCCAGTTAAAAATTGGATTAGTGTTGATACCGCTCCAGTCAAGGATATGCCAAATGGCAAAGAAATCTTTAAATTGAAAGGGGGAAGTGAAGTTTATGTATTCTGGTACCAAGATGAATGGGCGTTATTAAATCCAAATATGGATAGACAACAATGGATTGATACTAAATATTTGTGCAGTTTTGCTGGTTGTTATACTCCACCAGTCACCTATAGATATTCAAAAGGGAGTTTTGATAACAGGCAGCCTGTTTACTCAACTCCTCAAAGAGAATCAAAAGGCTATAATAATACTAGAACTAGAAGTTCTGCTACTACACGGACTCCAAGAAGTTATAGTAAAACGACTAATAACTCTTGTTACTGCACATCTGGAACTTATTGTGTTGGGCCTAGAGGTGGACATTACTGCCTTAATAGCACAGGTTCAAAAAGATATCTTCCACGATAAACTGTATAAGCTTTAAGAAGCTCTGCTAAATATCGATTATTGGCGGGGCTATTTAATTGTTAAGTATTTCTGTAAGATCTGAGTGTTGCTTTAAACAACAATAAACCTTAATGATCAGCGCAAAAGTCATAAGGGGAAAGCCTACTTGAAAGAGTAGGCTTTTTTTATGAGAAATCATTCAAGTTCAAGTTGATTGTCATCCTTAGTAACTTTTATTTTTAATTTTTTGTATTTGCGTTTGTTTGGATCTAAAGCGGAGTTTGATACTTCATCGGCAAATTTAGGATTCTGCATTAATTTGTAATAGGTTTTATACCCAATACGAATTCTAGTTGGTGGGCAGTCAGTTCTTTTTGAGTAATATTCAATCTGCGAATTTAATTCGTCTAAAAGTGTTTGGTGTTCCATTGTGTTATTGATTTTGGCAGTTAGGTAAACTAAGGATACTGTAATTTACAAAATCAAGCAGAAGTAATTGATACACATTGTGTTTATAGGTTGTAATGGTTAGTGCATTAATAAGATTAAATGTGACTTATTTAACAAAAAAAGTGTTGAGTGAAATTTAATCAAAATGTCACATGGCTGGTTTAAATTATATTTATAAAAATAAAAATGATAGAAGATTGCAACGGACAATAACTATGCAAGCATGATTCTCAAACGATTGAATTAAGCTGACTCTAACAAGTTGGCTTTTTTTTAGCTATCGATTTTTAAATGTGCTAGCCGGGAAATACGGCAAAGCCTCACTATTGATTAGTGGGGGCTTTTTCTTTTTGTGTTAAGCTGATCTCCATAATTTTATGGATTAGTACAATGTTTATTTGCGTTGATGGTGAACTCAATGGGCAAGTGATAGAAAAAAGGGGCGTTAAGAACAAAGATGTGTATAAATATTAGTAAATTATAAAATTATTAAATAAATTCAAATATTTAAATTAAAAATAAGTGATAAAACTTTAACAATATTTACGTACGTGATGAATTTAGTAACTCAAATAAACATTATTTTAGACGGATAATTATAAAAAACGGAGTACAAATGTCATGAATAAGAATGTAGAGCTAATAAATTACATTGATGTAGCTGAGACAGTTTACGAACGGGTATATGAAAATAATAAAATTTCAAATAATTTGATTGTTAATCTAAATCGCATTATGGCTGAGATAAAGAATCAAGCTGCAGAAAAAAGACTCAAATTGAAGTACAGCTCAATAGACTTTGAACATTGTTTAAGTTTGCCTTTAGCTGATCGCAAAATAAAAGTAGATTTAAGCCTTATACCTCATTTTGAAGATCGTGAAGAAAGTATTTTGTGGTTAACTAACTTTATTGGAAAAATTTGTGTGCCCAGAAAGATGCAAAGACAGAAAAAAAATCTTCATTAAGTACCTGTGAATTTTAGATGAACCGCCCTTAAAGCGGTTTTTTATTGCTAGTAGAATATTTAAGGTATCTTTTCTAATAGGCACATACTATTGAAGTGTATTTTATTTATTTTTTAGATTGAAAAGATTGCTATTTAAGTAATTTAAATATAAAAATCTTTATTGATTGAGAGTAGTTGTTATACAGGATATTTATAAGGATTTTAAAATGACAATTATCACATTGCTCGATGTTAAGACGAAGAAGAAGGTGATAGTTCGGTCCGTAATAGACCCAATAGCAAGAATAGACAAAAAAGGGAATATACAAATTATTCAAATTCATAAATGGCTATATGATGAATCTGGAGATTTCGTTGATGAAGACTTATATGAGGCACTCAACAATGGAGAAGTTGGAATATACATAACTTTGCAGTATATGATCATTAATATTGAAAATTAATTATTTTTTATTTTTAGTCAGTTTGAGTTCTTACTCTCTAGAGCCTAATGGTTACTACACATAAGACCTTATTAAGTATTACCTATTGATGGGCACATATTCTTTATAACTCTTGATAAGTAAAAAAATTATGTAGGCTAAAAATAAAACTATTTAAAAAGAAATCTTTATCTATTTAAATATGAATATTTGATATTTTTAATTCAATCCCTATTGCTAGTGCTTAAATATTATGCCAATATGAAGTTGGAGATATTTCCGAATAGATATTTCCTATTTCAGGTCTAAGCGTTTTTTTTCGCTAAGCCCATTTCTGAATAAAAATAGGAAGTGGGCTTTTTTATTTTTAAATATTTCTGTATTATCAGAGTGTTGCTGTAAGTAACACTAAACCTTGTTGATCAGCGCAAATATCAAAAAGGGGGAGCTTGCCTACTAGGCAAGCTTTTTAAATTAATGATTTAAACACAATAATCTATTTTAAAGCTCAATAGAAAAATCAAACTTCCCTAGCTTTTATTCGTACTAATTTATTGAATATAATCGTTTTTATAAATTTTAAAATTTCCTTAAACTAAAAATGGAAAATTTCTTGTTGCAACATTGTTATAATAGGACTACCTTAAGAAAAATACTTTATAAAAATGAGGAGCTGCTGAAATGCCACAGTATCTCATGTTTGCGGAAAATATTTATAACAAAATTAAAGATGAGGAATTGTTTTCACATGACTGTATTGAAAATATGAACTTACTTATGATATGTATACGCAGAGAAATTGAGGGAACAGAATTTAAATTAAAATATAATTTTATTGATTTTGTTGAATTGTTCAGTAGACCATTAGATGAATGTAAAGTAAAAATAGATGTGAGTTTGATTCCTCCTCATAATTCAGAAGGTGAGTATATTTTATGGTTAGCTGGATTTATCGAAAAAATTACAGAAGGTGGACCTAAACCACCTCCGCCTATAAAGAAATTTATTCCAGAGTATATGAGCTTGAAATATGAATTGGATTTTTTACCTTTAAATGAGGAAAAAATTCAAACCGAAGGTAAAGAAATTACGGATTACTTTAATTCAAAGCTTTATAAGGCAACTTTTAAGAAATAATAGTTAGTTGTCTCTATTTTTAGCCACCGCCTTAGGGCGGTTTTTTTATGGGTAAGAATAATGGATTCTACAGAATACTTTTGGCTTACTCGGAAAAAAGAACCTAAAACTAAACCTAAAAGCCGGCCACTGCCAAAGCCTACACAAAAATATCTCGAGGCTGAGGCAACACTTAAGGAAGAGCTTGAGGATTTGTCGATTGGATTTGAACAGAAGTTTCAGCCGATCCATACCAAACACTGGCGCTTTGACTTTCATATTGTGAAATTGCGTTTGCTCATTGAAATTGAGGGCGGTTCCTGGTCTGGTGGGCGTAGTGGAAAACTGTCAAATAAAGCATGGAGTCTTGATCGATATGATCATGCTGAAGAGATGGGTTACAAAATAGAGCGCTTTCATCCAGACTCTGTTTTGTCGGGATATGTCATTAACTGGATTAAAGACGAATTAGCGAGAATTGAAGATGGAGCAGATCAGACCATTTCCACCGACTGATTTTATTGATCAAGCAGATGAAGAAGAAGCAATTAGACTAACACCAGCACCAGATCTAAAAAAATGGGTTGTTGCTAATTACTTAACTATTGGTGGGCCTCTTTATAATCCAGATCATGATCATATTGCTGAGTTACTTCATGATAATGAAGAGTTCTTGGCATTTGCTTGGGCCTCTTCTGCATATAAAAGCAAGCAGGCGATGGTGCTGGGGCAGTGTGAAAAAGTAATGTTTAACGTCGGTGGCTGGCGTAAAGCTAGACAAGAGCAACAGATGCGTGACTGGTTCGGTTTTGTGCCAACATACTTAATAACTGTCGACGCTTCTTTCTGTGAGCGTGCAAACGATACAGAGTTCTGTGCTTTGCTTGAACATGAGCTTTATCACATAGGTGTTGAACGTGATGAGGATGGTGATCCGTTAATCAGTGAAATGACTGGTTTGCCTAAACACTATTTAGCAGGCCATGATGTTGAAGAATTTGTTGGCGTAGTTAAAAGATGGGGAGCGGACGAAAGCGTGAAGCGACTAATTGAAGTGGCGAAGCAAGCGCCGTTTGTATCAGATGTGAATATTTCAAAGTGCTGCGGGACATGTTTAATAAGTTGAGCCTTCTGGCTCATTTTTTTTGCCATGTTTCCTTGACGTACCTTGACGGATAGAGAGAAATGGCGACATTAAACAAGAAGCAGAAACTCTTTATTGTACAATCGCTTGCTGTATTTAATACCCCCCAAGAAACAGTAAGTCTCGTCAAGGAAGAATTTGACATTGATGTTTCGAGACAGCAGGTAGAGTCTTATGACCCTACAAAGTTTGCAGGTAGAGACTTAAGTAAGGAGCTCAAAGAATTTTTTGAAAAAACTCGGGAAGAGTATTTGAGTCAGCCACTAAATAAAATTAGTGGAGCAAATGACATTGTTCAGTTGAAGATTTTAAGTGATTTACTTTGGGCTAAAAAAAACAATGTGACCATGACAATTAAGATCGTGGACCAAATACAAAAGATCATGAAAGGGTTTTATGACAAGAAGGGGGAACAAAATAATAAAGGTGGTAATCCTGAAGCGAACCAAACCAAAGCTGAAGTAGAACTTGAGATTAAAAAGCTTGAACTTCAGAAGTTACAGCGTGAAGTGAATCCCCCTGAGTATCGTCCACCTGAAGAGGATTACAAGCTTGTGCTGAATCCTGATGAGGAGATACCAAATGAGCCAATTCTTTAATCCTCCAGAAGGTTCAGTTCAATTAACTCCTAAGCAAGCCAATATTTATTTATGGGGCTGGCAAAAAGAAGCCCGGTTTCGTGATGCCGTTTGTGGCCGACGTTTCGGTAAAACATTCTTGGCCAAAGCGGAAATGCGAAGAGCCGCAAGACTAGCGGCTAAATGGAATGTTTCTGTTGAGGATGAGATCTGGTATGCCGCGCCTACATTTAAGCAAGCTAAACGGGTTTTCTGGAAGCGATTAAAACAGGCAATTCCGGCATCTTGGCGAGCTGGAAAGCCGAATGAAACTGAATGTTCAATTACCTTAAGAAGTGGGCATATCATCCGTGTTGTAGGTCTAGATAATTATGATGACCTTCGTGGATCTGGTTTATTTTTCTTAATTATTGATGAATGGGCTGACTGTAAATGGGCTGCATGGGAAGAAGTACTTCGCCCGATGCTTTCTACTTGTAAGTATATGGTGAATGGCGAGCAGCGAGTCGGTGGCCATGTTTTACGTATTGGCACACCTAAAGGCTTTAACCATTGTTATGACACATTCATGGATGGTCAGCCCGGTCATGAACCAGATTGTAAAAGCTTTTCCTATACATCCCTTCAGGGTGGAAATATTCCTGAGTCTGAAATCATTGTTGCTAAGCGCAAAATGGATCCTAAGACTTTTAGTCAGGAATATGAAGCAAGCTTTGAGAGCTATCAGGGCGTTATCTACTACTGTTTTAACCGGTTGCTGAACGCATCAACTGAAACAGTTAAGCCAAATGATGTGCTTCATATTGGGATGGACTTTAACGTTACCAAGATGGCTGCTGTTGTGTATATACGCCGTGGTGAACATATGCATGCGGTCGATGAGTTCGTAAATCTGTTCGATACTCCGGCAATGATTGAGGCTATCCAAGAACGATATCCTGACCATGAGGTTGCAGTTTATCCCGATGCTTCTGGTGAGAACCGGAAGTCGAGCAATGCTAGTGAAACGGATCTGGCGTTACTTAGAAAGGCTGGTTTTAAAGTCCATGTGAACAGTAGAAACCCAGCAGTTAAAGATCGTATTAACTCTATGAACGGTATGCTCTGCAATACATTGTCTGAGCGCAGATTGTTTGTGAATGTTGATAAATGTCCTCACTTTGCTAAATGCTTAGAGCGACAAATCTATGATGATTATGGGCAACCGGATAAAACTGCCGGGTTTGACCATATGAATGATGCTGGTACATATCCAATCGCTTATTTATTCCCGATCGACAAAAAATCCGTTGGAGTTCGTAGGATTCGAGGGATGTCTTAAACAACGCACCTTTTTAGGTGCTTTTTTATTGGTGTTTTTATGGCAGTTACTGATAAACATCCGCAGTATATTGCTGCACAAAAAAGCTGGTTGATTATGCGTGACGCCGTTGCTGGTGAAGAGCAGATCAAACAGGCACATACAAAGTACCTAGCTAAATCGGCCGGAATGATTGAGGCTGAAAAGCAAGGTGATACGACTGGAGAGATTTATAAGGCCTATCTAAGTCGAGCTCAGTATCCGCTATGGGTTCAGGACGCATTACGCACAATGATCGGGTTAGTTTCAAAGCTTGAGCCGAATATAGTGATTGAAAGTTCTCTACTTAAAGGATTGATAGAGAATGCAACAAATGACGGTTTTGGGCTTAAACAGCTCTTTATTCGCATTTGTTCAGAGTTGCTAGAGTTTGGGCGCTGTGGGCTGCTTGTCGATGTTGATGCTAACGGAGTGCCATATTTCGCCTTATATGATGCGTTATCTATTATCAACTGGAAGGAAAACAGTATCGGTGGTCGTAAGGATCTAAAACTGTTAGTGCTTGAGGAGCAATTTGATAATAGTGAAGATGAATTCGGGCACGAAACTAAAACGGTTCACCGCGTTCTATCTATGGATGATGGAGCATTAGCGGTCCGATTGTTCGATGGTTCAAATGTGGAGGATAAAACTCCCGATCTCGGCGGTAATCAACTTTCTTTCACACCATTTGTTTTCTGCGGTGCCACTAGTAATTCTCCGGATGTAGGTACCATACCGCTTTTGACAATGGCCAAGGCTGCTCTGAAGTATTACCAGCTCAGTGCAGATTATTACCAGTCTCTTCACCATACGGCCCATCCGCAACCTTGGATTAGTGGCCTTGATGATGACGATGATGATGATATTAGCGTTACTGGTGTTATGGCTGTCTGGAGTCTTCCTCTAAATTCACAATGTGGTTATTTGGAAATTTCAGGTAACGGCATTGAACTCACTAAAAAGGAAATGGATGCGCAAAAGAATTCAGCATTAGAAGCTGGGGCTAAAGTAGTTGATACCAATACACAAGAATCAGGTGAGGCACGCCGTGCACGTCAGGATGACCAGCAGGCAAGTCTTCACAGTATCGTGATGTGTGCAGCTGCAGCAATTGAACAAGCCATTAAGTATGCAGCGCAGTGGTTAAAGCTGGATTCAACAAAATATGCATTTACGGTTGAACCTGAATTTATCGTTCAGGTCACGGATATTAATCTTGCAAAACAGCTTTATGAGGGTGCTATTTCAGGGAAAAACTCTTTCCGCACATATTGGGAATACCTGATGACAGGTAAATTACCAGCTCACGACTATCAGGAAGAAGTGAAGCGGGTAGAAATAGAGCGAGATAACACTCCTTTGTAGAGGTGATGTATGGCTTCAAAAGAAGATAAATCATTGATTGAAGTACTTACCCAACATCAGGCGTATTTATATCGGGTGTCTTCTCAATCTGTTAATGAGCTATTAAAAATCTTTAATGATGAGTCAGCATTAATGTTGGCAAAGCTTCGGGATTTGCTTGATGAATTAAATGATTCTGAAAAGATGGCTCTAGCAAGTGGACAGTACACAACGTCAAATCTGAAGGAAGTTCGTGATCTGATTGCTCAGTGGTTTACTGCAATAAACACTGCATTACCTGAAGCTTTCGCTGTTTCTGCTACTGCCTTGGCTGTTTATGAAGCTAATTATACGGCGAAGCTATATGGCGGCAAGATCAAAAAGCCAAATGGTGAAAAGCTATATACAGCAGCTAAAAAAGTACCCTTAGTAGGTGGAGCATTAGTTGATGATCTTCTTTCCAAGATTGCTGAGACTGCACGCCAAAAAGTTGAATATGCAATTCGGGATGGCATTAACTCAGGTAAAACAAATCAGGAAATAGTTCAGCGTATTCGCGGCACCAAGCGGCTTAATTATGAGGATGGGCTTTTAAGTAGCTCTAAGACGGATATTGAACGTACCGTAAGA